CCTAGAGGCCAACTTAGAAAAGGATCAGCAAGCATTATTCATCTCTTATACCCAGTCAAGAAGGGCGAAGCAGAAAAATATCCTGGAATATTCAAGGCAGGAGAGAAAGTCTCAAATATCTATAATAAAGATTTCGACTACTACTGCTCAAAGCAATTTTTGATGTATTCGCATGATCTTGACATCATCATGAGAATTGATGATACAATGACCGCCCTATTTGCTGATGTGTCCCTGAAATACATATCTGGCTCTAGCTCATATCAACAAGCTGTGTCTGATGCCTGTTTTTTTACAGCACTATGTACTGTAATGAGATTGAAGAATTCTAACAGAGTCGCTCTGCTATTCCAGACATCCAGATACTATGTAAATAGGGTGTTGTCCCCTTTATCTGACCCATCATCATTGGCTAAGGATAAGTTCATTGAGCAAATCAGATCTCCACTCCAACTTTGGATGTTACGTAAGCTTCAAGCATTTGCATCAAAACAGAAGCCTTTATCCAATTTCATTGAGAGTCCAACTTTAGAAGAACTACAGGAGCAGATGGGTGGCTCTGAAGTTTGTATTTCTTTATTCTTAGAACGAGAAATCAGTGTTTCTACTTTATTCAATGAGATCTACGTTTGTAATGCAATCTCACCAGACGTTGGAGACAAGACTCAGAGTGATGTCAAAGCTCTAACAAAGACAATAAAATCAGAATGTGATCTACCTAAGAACTCTATAGATAGGAGACGGCAAGTAAACGGAGACCCAAAGGCAACTAAAGAAAGGATTGTTGAAATGTCAAGGATTAGGAAGAGACATCAGTATAGTGCTCGAGTCATTAGTTACTCAGCAAAACTCTTACTGAGACATAGAAGACCTCAAATTGAGACCGGGATAAAGCAGGGGATTAACAGAGCTCACACACACTTAGCTGAGATGGCAACTCTGAAGTCCATGGTAGTTTGCCCCCCTGACGCATCTCAAGAGTCTGCAACTAGTATTCTGAGAAATGAGCATTTTTCCACAATATTGCATTATTGTAAAGACATGAAGGCTGGAGTCTCAATGCATGAAATTGCGAACAAGATTGATGGATTAACTCCTACAGGTCTAACTCCTCTGACAACCATACTCAATAAAGAAATTAGGTCTAAGGTTGCATCAGTGGTCATGAAATCCATATCAGACATGCCAGAAATGGATAATCCTGTCCTAGTTCTAGTCCGAACAGTTGAGGACAAGATTTACCCTCTCATTGACATTTTTAAGAAGAATCAAATCGGAGGAGTTAGAGAAATTTTCATCATGTCATTTACCACGAGGTTTTCGATATTTGTTATGGAGAAAATTGCTGAGTCCATAAATCGACTAATGAAAGAGGAATATCTGGTCAAGGGAAATGCAAAAGCAAATGACATGGTGAAGAATATAATGGAGACACTAACTGCGACATATGATAACAAAGGATCTATGATATTAGAGACAGCTGATCAATCAGAATGGGGCCCTAATTTCATTTGTCATGTGTTCTCATGCCTCATAAAACCATTCAGAAAGCTACTTGGAAACTTATACGAATACCTAATTTCGATGATGTGCATGATGACGAAGAAATCAATCGAGATCACGAAAGGATTATCTGAGCAATGGATGAGGAATCCAGATACCAAATCTGGCATACCCGAAATGGATTCTTTGAAGGAGAAATGTCTCGATCAGAATAATTTCATGGTACAACTGACGTCATCCATGGGACAAGGTATTGTCCATAATGGCTCGTCCCTACTGCATGTTTGCTTGTTGCAATTTGTCTATGAAATGATGGATAAGTATACTGACTACTACCACATGGGATACAAGATGAGTGCTATGTGTTCATCTGATGATAGATCAACTGCCTTCTGCTTATGGGGCTTGCCAGAGGATCCAACTGCTGTGAATCCAATAACATTCAGAAGAAATATAATAGCTAGAAGAACGAGAATAATCAACTATCCACTAGGGATATCAGAAATAGATCAATACTATTATATACCCACCGAGACAACTAGCAAAATATTGTGGGACATTTTCTGGCGAGTATCTAACTTATTCTGTGTGTTAGTCAATCCGAATAAGACAACCCACCATCCTTATATCATGGAATTCAATTCCAGGTTCAATGTACTGACTCATGGTACTGAGCCCTCAGTCAAGCAAGCCTTCAGATCTTGTGCAATTCCCAAGTCAACTTCTTTTAAAGGATGGGTTGAACAGTTGTTTTCTGATGTTAGGTCCTACAGAGAAGCAGGCGGAACTCCAGTCGTTAGTTTAATGATACATTGGATGAACAAGGACTTTACAGAGAAGTTCTTTGCGACTGAATCAGGTGGGATAAATGATGTATCCACGTATGCGAAGTGTAGCCATGAGGAATTGCCTTTTGCATTTGGCTGTTACCCAATATTACCTCCTGCTTTCTCTGAGATAACTGGACCCAAGTTCCATGATTACCTCTGTTACAGAACTAGTGACGTTGCTAGGAAACTGATTGACGGAATGTGTGCTTTTAAGGGCCTCAACAAGATAGAGGGTACAGATTATACTGGAGCATTCAACTACCCTTTTATAGCTGTAATGGTCCCAAAGACTCTCAAAGCCATTAGAGATCAGGTATTCGGGAACTCATCATTGGATGAGATGATGGACAAGATAGAGAACCCTATTAGCATTTTGTATCCTCCAGCTGACAAAGAGAGTGCTTTGCTAAAAATAGGGACATTACTATCATCTCAGGGCGCGAAGAATGCTTATGATAAGATAAATCTAGCCGTTCATGTTTCTAGACTGAGAGCTATGATATACACAAGAAGATGCAAATTGCCAGCATCAGAGTCCGACATGTTCTTTGTGGAAGCGTCACTCAGGATTCTCCATTCTAAAGGTAACTCCACTTATGCCAAGGATTTTTATTTCTCATTCAGTCATGTGTATGAGGACATACTGAAACTCAAGGACCTCAAAGTTAGAACCGTTAGCCCTTTGAATGAGTCAGAGCCAGCAAGAAAAACGAAAATAACATTAGGATTATCAAAGAATCTTCTGCCAGTCCCTGCTAATGTCGCCATAGCTGATTGGTTCGGGCTACCTTATCGTGAGGAAGTTGACACTAGTCAATCTGACTTAGAGAGGTCGAGGATCATTATATCTAGACTTATGCCTGATTTGAGCAGGGATCTAGACGAAGTGTCAAAAAAACTTGAAATTCACAAAGTTATGGTTATCAAGAGTCTTGCGAATTACTTGTCTCAAAAAGAATCAATATCAATCAGCATGAATACTCGAGCTTACAAATTCGCAAATAACCCATTCTATCTACTGATGGCGGATCAGTGCACAGGTGGTGAGTTACTGAACCTTGATCCCAGATCTTTCCTGTCATTCATACCTGAGATAAAGAATGTGAACTTCTTATCATCAGTTAGGACTGCTCTAGCTTATTACAATTTCAAAATGGGAACAACCAATGAGTTTAATGAGTCAGTCAGATCAGTGCTGGATACTATGTCATATAATCAGAAACCTATATTCAAGCACATGATGTCTCTACTGATGGATTTACCTGCAGTTATGTCAGCCACAGATGTCTCGACACAAGCCATGATCATGACGGTTTACCCGATGTCGACAAACGAGATAGTCAAATTTGTCACCAACTATCCTTCTTCGATTTTCAAAGTGAGAAAAACATCAGCTGATGGGTCTGAGCTCATATTTTCTGTTAGAAATCAATCGAAGTCATTCTTGGCACTAGGGGCTAAACACATCGGGAAT